TTTGGGTATTATTCCCATTAATGAATCTAATAATTGTAAGTGGGGTTGTATTGATGTTGATCAATATAATCTTGAGCACAAGAGCTTAATACAAAAAATAAGAAGTTTAAAACTTCCACTTATAGTCTTCAGATCAAAATCTGGTGGAGCACATATATTTTTATTTACAAAAGAATTTATACCTGCATCTTTGATGCAGTCTACTCTTAAAAAAATTTCAGATGCATTAGGATATTCAGGTGTTGAAATATTTCCTAAACAAATTGAAATACTTGTAGAACGTGGGGACACAGGTAATTTTTTAAATCTTCCCTACCATAACCAAACCAAAGGATTAAGATATGCTTTCGACGATAATGGCTCCGCTGTGTCACTTGAGGAATTTTATAAGCTCTATGATGTTTATGCGTGCAGCAGGGAAGAAGTTGAGAAAATTGAAATCAAAGAAGAAAAAATAGAAGAAGCATTTAAAGATGGGCCTCCATGTTTAAATAGATTAGCTCGCGATGGCTTTAGCGAAGGATCTAGGAACAATGCATTGTTTAATATTGCCATATATTTTAAACAATCAGATCCAGATACTTGGCAAGATAAAGTCGTCGAAGCTAATCTTAAATACATGACAAAACCATTAAGTAATAGTGAAGTACAACAGTTATTAAAATCAGTTGGTAAAAAAGGTTACGATAAATATAGATGTAAACTTCCACCAATTGTAGATGTTTGTAATGCATCTCTATGTAGAACTAAAAAATTTGGTGTAGGTTCTGAAGAAGATGCTATGCCTTTGTTAAGTAATTTAATGAAATATAATTCTAATCCGCCACAGTATTTTTTAAATGTAGGTGAAGGAGAAACTTTAAGAAGAGTAGAATTAAAAACAGAACATTTAGCAAATCCAGTTATGTTCTCTATTGCATTACTTGAAAAAGCAGATCTTGTTATACCTAAATTAAAAGATAAAGATTGGAGAGAATTTTATCTAAAACCATTAATAGAGAGAATGGAAACAGTAGAACCTTTAGAATCATTGGATCCTAAAAATCAAATAATTTCACTATTGCAAGATTGGACAACCAATAGACAGAATGCAAGAACAATGGAAGATGTCTTTAATAAACTTCCATATACAGATGACAAAAGAGAATTTACTTATTTTAGAATGGAAGACTTTTACAACTTTTGTAAAAAGAATCATTGGGAAATGGATAAATCTAAAACAGGTAATTTAATTAAATCTTTGAAAGAAGATAAAATCTTTGTAGAAGAAACTAGAATGAAAATTAAAGGTCAAGAACCTAGACTTGTTAAGATTAAAACTATGAAGAAGATTGATGCATCTATATCACAAGTTAAATATCATGAGGAACATTTTTAATGATAGGAATAAACTGGTTTTTAAAATACAGATTATTAAAAGAAGAATTAGATAAAACAAAATTACAAAAAAAAATATTAGAAAGGAGGTTAAAAAAATATGAAAACAATAATACTAGGACCACCAGGAACTGGAAAAACAACAACGTTGTTAAACTTGGTAGATGAATTTATTAAACAAGGAATTAAACCAAGAGAAATAGGTTATTTTTCTTTTAGTAAAAAAGCTGCAACAGAAGCTGCAACAAGAGCTGCACAAAAATTTGAATTAAGTCCTGAACATGATTTAGTTTATTTTAGAACTATTCATTCTTTGTGTTTTAAATTATTAAATATGACTAGAGATAGAATGATGAGTCCAGAGGATTACAGAGAATTTGGAGTTAAATGTAACATACCTATTAAGACTGCATCTTATTCGGAGGAAGATGGTATATTTAATTCAGATAATGAATACTTAACCATTATTAACACAGCAAGAGTCAAAGGTATAGATCTCCTTGAGTGTTATGATTCAAGAAAAAATTTATTAGATGTGGAAAGAAATACTTTGTATTTAATTGACCAAGAATTGAAAAGATATAAAAAAGAAAAAGGATTAAAAGACTTTACAGATTTGTTAGAAGAATTTGTTGAAAGAGATTTAGCTCCTAAATTTAAGGTATTATTTATAGATGAAGCACAAGATTTATCATATTTACAGTGGAAATTAATCAAATCTATATGGAAAAACGCAGAAAAAACATATATTGCAGGGGATGATGACCAAGCCATTTTTAAGTGGGCTGGGGCCGACGTAGATCACTTTATAGCGTTAAAAGATGAGGTGGACGAGATCAGGACGCTTAATCAATCTTATCGTATTCCTGGTGGTCCTATACATGAATTATCACAAAGAATTATATCAAGAGTTAAAAATAGATATGAAAAAGATTATAAACCAAGACAAGAAACAGGTTTATTAAGATATTATACTGATATTACTCAAGTAGATATGTCTAAAGGAAATTGGACAGTTCTCGCAACAGCTAATCACTTTTTAAATGATGTTAAAGAATTGTGTGAATTACAAGGATGGTATTATCAATACAAAGGAATTAATTCTATATCATTAGATTTATTACTTGCATTAAGTAATTGGGAAGACTTTAGAAACAATACACCTTTAAATTATCTTCAAATAAAAAACATCTATAAATATTTAGGTGCAAATATAACCCCTGGATACAGAGATGCTAAAACATTAAAAGCAGAAGAAAAATATTTAATAAACGACTGTATGCAAAATCATGGTTTACTTACTAATAAAGTATGGTATGAATCATTTGAAGGTGTTGATACAATTACAGAAAATTATATTCGTAATATGAGAGCTAATGGTGAGAAGATAAACAAGACTCCTAGAATTCTTTTGTCTACAATTCACTCATTTAAAGGTGGTGAACAAGATAACATTTGTATTCTAACTGATCTAACTGCTGCCGCTGTAAGACAAAGCGAAGATGATCCAGATGATTTACATAGATTATATTACACAGCTTGTACCAGAGCTAAAAAAGAACTTCACATTGTAGATCCAAGAGATTTTAACAAAGCATATATTATATGACAAACAAAGCATTCTTTAGACAAGTAGGTGGTAAACATTATAAAAGTATGAAGATACAGCCATCTATATTTATAAACGAAAACAATTTACCTTTTGCGGAAGGCAATGCGATTAAATACATTTGTCGTCATAGATTAAAAGGTAAGAAGGAAGATATATTAAAAGCAATTCATTATTTAGAAATGATTTTAGAAAGAGATTATAAAGATAAATGACAAGAACATTTCAACAAGTTTTATTTACACCACAAACAGAATGGGTGGTTCCGGAAGAATTAAAAGATCTACGCGGTCACAAAGAAATAGCAGTAGATTTAGAGACCTGTGATCCGGACTTAACGGAACTCGGATCGGGGAACGTGATTGGTCGTGGTAAAATTGTAGGGGTTGCAGTAGCAGTAGAAGGTTGGTCAGCGTATTATCCAATTGCACATGAAGGCGGCGGTAATATGGATAAGAAATTAGTTTTAAACTGGGTACAAGATTTATTTAAACAAGATGCTACATTTATATTTCACAACGCAATGTATGATGTATCTTGGTTAAGATCAACAGGACTTACCTTACCAAAAGATATTAGAGATACTATGATTGCAGCATCACTCGTTGATGAAAATAGATTAAGTTATCGTCTTGATACACTTGCAAAAGAATATGCAGGGATTGGTAAAGATGAAGCAGTATTACAAGCAGCAGCGAAAGAATATGGAATCAATCCTAAAAAAGATTTATGGAAACTTCCATCTATGTTTGTTGGTCAGTATGCAGAAAGAGATGCAGAATCTACCTTAAAACTTTGGCATGAAATGAAAGTAGAAATTAATAAACAAGATCTTGTAGATATATTTGATATGGAAACAAAATTATTTCCATGTCTTGTAGACATGAGATTCAAAGGTGTAAGAGTAGATTTAGAAAAAGCAGAAAAAATTAAGAAAAAATTAATAGAAGAAGAAAAGAAATTATTGTTTAAAATCAAAGAGTTAACCAAGATTGATGTGGAATTATGGGCTGCAGCA